CCTCAGTCTCTACTACAACAAGAAGTCGCACAAACCGCGCACGATGCGCGACGGCGACCCAAGCATATTCCAGATGGTGTTCGCCGAACACTGCATTCCGAAGGATGACGGCAAGCACTATGAATACCAGACTCCCGCGGTTCTGCAGACCGAGAAGGAATGCACGATCTTTGCGGCGTCTATCGAGCAGTCATTGACCGGTTACCACGTCTGCGTCCTAAAGCTGGACGACGTCGTAACGAACGAGAACTCCCTCACCATCGACAGGCTAAAGGCCGTCAACAAACAAGTGAGCATCAACCAAGCGATGCTCCACCCGTACGGTTTCTACGACAAGATCGGCACATGGTATGACGCCGAAGACACCTACGGACAAGACATCAAGAACCGGGACAAGTACGCCGAGGAAGGCGAAGACTTCCCGATGAAGATCTACATCCGAGCGGCATGGTGGCCGACGGACGACGCAAAACGGGCAGGCAAAATAGAAGAAGAGATGACAGAGCAGGATTACGTGCTCTGGTTCAACGAGGAGGGAAATCCCCACTCGCTGACTTACAAATTCCTTCGTACGAAAAAGAAGACGGACCTCTACTTTGCCATCAAGTACCTGAACGACCCGACGCAGATGCACGTGGTCAAATTCCCACGTGAACTGCTTATACGTCGTACAATGCACGCCAACCTACTGCCCGGGACTGGAATGATCGTGACCTGTGTAGACACTGCCTACTCCACAAAGAGTTGGGCGGACTACACGGTCATCATCACAGCCCTGATTTACGGCGGTCGCTTCTATGTCATCGACATGTCGCGCGGCCGCTACAACGAGTTCGAACTCCCGTCGCTTATCGCTGCGACCGTGCTGAAGTGGAAACCGAAGCGCGTCTGCATCGAAGAGTCGGTCGGAGTCAAATGGCTCGGCCGCGAGATCTACCGCGAGATGGACAAGTTACACGTCCGCGCGGGCATTGAATTCGTCAGCCTCGGGCTCGGCAACAAAGCGAACTCGAAGATGATGAAGGCGAAGCCAGTTCTCAGACTGCTCGGCGACGAGCGGCTTCTGTTCTCAAACTCCTGCCCTTCACTCGACGAACTCTACGAAGAGTTGTCGAAGTTCGGAACTGCGAGTGCGACGCACGACGACATCGTCGATGCGCTGGCAATCCTAGTCAACCAATTCGCGAGTTATGCGGAAATGGAAGGCAGGTTGACCGCACAGCAGTCGGACTTCAATCCGAACCCAGCGGCACAGGATCATTACAACCAGATGCACGGCCTCGGGCCACACGCGCGATACAACGCGCAGCAGATGCAGCTGGAGAACCCGGACATGAGCCCGGCGGAAATTGTTCAGAATATGCAGGCAGATGCGGCGGACATCGCCAACCACGACCCGCTCGCCGACCTGTTCTAGAAAGGTTCTAATGGCTGACTCCAAACCGAAAATCGGTGTTGTAACAGCAGACGAGTTGGCCAACGGTGTCGGTAATCCGAACTCGGCACTGACTAATGAGTCGTTCAACACTCAGGGTGACCTTGTGACGATGACGGGGGAACTTGCCCTCGTCGTACAGAGCGCCCAACAGGCCAAGGCTTTCATTCAGAACCGACAGTGGTCGCTTCTGTGGCGTGACGCAGATCTTCTCTATCAATCGCCCCGCCCGATGTCGGTCTATGAGAACACTTACGTTCTCGAGCCCAACGTCCAACGATTCACTGTTGCGAAAGTCTGCAACGCCGTCGTCCCCCAGCTCTACAAAGGGCTGTTCTACGACGATCCCCCGATGATTCTTCGCCCGATGCCCGGGACGTCACAGACCATAACTGACGCGAAGACGGTGCTGTTCTCGTACATCATGCGGGACTGCAACTTCAAGACTCAGACCAAGTGGGGCCTCGAATGTATGGCTCACCTCGGCACAGGCGTCTGGAAGTGGGGCTACAACTGGAAAGACATCGAATATCGCACCCGTAAGGCGTCCGTTGTCCGACTGGATGACGGCATGTATCCGACGGACATTGCGACCGACGAGCAGCCGAAGATCACCATCAAGAAGCGCAGCGTTCCTTTGCCGTTCTTCGAATTCCGCCCGCTCGACCGAGTCCTAGTCGATCCGCAACTCGCGTATGGCGACATCCGTGAGGCAGGCTGGGTCATCGACGTCCGCTACATGGACTTCTATCAAATGAAGGCTATGCGCGACGCCGTTGTCAATGCTGACGGCATGCTGGCTGAGGGATGGAGATTCCCGACCGAAGAAGTGATGAAGACGTGGTGGGCTACGACCCACGAAGTGGCGAACACGCTCGAGACCGGGCAGTCATCGTACATCGACGGTGTCGTGCATCACGCACAGAAAGTCAACGTCAAGGTAAGCCCTGACCCGCTGAGGACGAAGTTCGAAGTACTCGAATACGTCGACAAGGGTCGCAAGATCATGGTCTTCAACCAGAAGGCATTGATTTTCACGGGCGAGAACGAATTCAAACAGATCAACTTCTTCTCCGCTAACTGGTGGAATCGGCCGAAGGCGTTCTACGGCATGGGTCTCGGACTCATCGTAGGACAGAACCAACGTGTCGATCAGGGCACGATCAACGCAATTCTGAAGATACTGTCCTTCGGCGTCAACCCGATTTACCTACGCAACCGGGACGACAACGCACCGACACAGATGCTTCGCACTGGCCTAGGCAAGATCCTGACCGTTGCGAACACAGAGACCGCATATCGTCTGATGGAAACCCCCAAGGTTCCGAATGACATATGGAGCGCATTGAAAGAGTCTGAGACCGCGACCGAGTCATCCTCGGGTGCCGATCAGATGCTTGTGCAAGGCTCCAGTGCCGGACCACGATCCTCCATGGGACGCACCGCAGGTGGCGCGAACATCATGGCAGGCGCGAGCGCGACGCGACTCGACGGCCCGCTGGACAATTTCATCGAGCAGGCATTCAAGCCTTTCCTCGGGGTCATCGATTGGATGATCTTCAATATCATGTCAGACGCAGCGATTCTGTCCGTTCTCGGAAAAGAGAAGGGCGAGGAGTACACGCGGCACATCGACATGCAGCAGTTCCACGACGCCCAGATTGAGTACGAAGTGCTCGCTGGCTCGTCGTTGTCGGCTAAGCGCACGATGGCTCAGTCGATGGTCATGCTGACTCAGATTCTGGATAACCCACAGATTCAAGAGTCGCTCGCGGACATCAACGAAGAGTATATCGACTTCAAGCCGATCATCTCGATGTGGATGGAAGCTTCCGAATGGAAGAACGGTCAGGACATCATCAAGCCGATGACCGCCGCTATGAAGCAGAAGCGGGCACAGAACTCCAAGGCCGCGATGATGCAAGCCCAGCAACAGGGCAAGCAGCAAGACTCGCAGCAGAAGTTCGACCAGAAACAGCAACTGGCCGACCAAGAGTCGGACAACAGAATCAAGCGGGACATCATCCGTGAGTCTGCGAAGGCGAACGGAATGTCCGAGGCAGTCGAAGGTACTCCGAGCACGCAAGGGCTCGAAGGCCAGCAACCGACTGTCGAATAAGGTTCGCGGCTTTACCCCGCGATGGAAGGATGTCCATTGAATTGGCACCTTCGTAAGGCCTGCCGACGGCCTCGCTGCAGCGAAAGGGGCCGATAACCTCATGGCATTAGGGTCTTCGGCGTTCTTCCCGTGCATGCAAATGAACGCCACGTATTTTCGGAGGATACATGCTCGACCCAAAGAACCTTGATTCGGCTAATCTCGTGCACGTCGAATTCGAGCTCGACTCACGACAGCGCAGTATCATGTACGCGTACACGAAGCATGAAGGATTCGATGTCCTTCAGCGGCTGATGCTGAACGTCATCCATGACTTCAACGCAGCAGCGATGAACGCCGTGAGCGATGCTGACGTCCTCAGGACACAGCGCAACGCGAAGGTCGCGGCACAGTTCTACACTGAGTTCATGGAAAGAATCAGATACGAACTCAACATCGAAGAAACCAAAGGCACCACCGCGGGCTCGTCTCCGGACGATCCATTGCCCGCCGCAGTATCGGAAGACTTTCAATAATCAGGAGGGATTATGGAGAAAACAGCGCAAGAGATTGACGCAATGTCGTCGGCGGAATACGCCAAATATATCAAGTACAATCGAACCCAGCCCGCGGCTGTCGCCGTTGCGCCTGAAGGTGAAATCGATCCGTCGATGCCCGCCAGAGTCTCGGTAGCCGCGCCAGCACCAACCGTGGCCGTTACGCCGGAACCTGTGGCACCGCCCGCACCCGTCGAGAAGCGGTTCGAGTACCAGAACAAAGATGAGCATGGTCGCCCGATTGGCGGCAAACAGGTCATCGTCTATACGGACGAGGCAGACATGCAGCGCAAGTTCGCCGAGAAGGAACAAAACCTTGTCCGCCATCTGCGCGAGGTCACAAGGAAGCAGCGCCTCGGCATCACCGACAACGAGGAAGCCCTCGTCGATGCGGAGTTCGTCGAAGTGCCTGAATTCAGGCCGCGGGAACTTACGCCAGAAGAGCGGTTCCAACTGTCTCAGGACATCAACGATCCGGCCAAGGCGATTGACGCCGTCAACACAATGATTGAGGCC